CTCAAAGACGGAAGGGACCGGAAACACGTCATGCATCACGGCCCCGCCGCTGTCATTCGCCCCTGACGCCATGCGCAGCGACGTAAACGCGACTTCACTCCCAGCGGCCCCGACGCCGAAATCCAGTTCGTATTCGACTTGGGCGGGATTCGCCGTCATGTAGGCCGTGAGTACCCGATCGGCCGGCACCGAGGGATCAATCTCGACCCATGAGCCATTCGCCCACGCGGGTGATCCACAGACGACTGGGAACGATCGGCTTGACGCGCCCGTGTTCAGATAGGCCCGCTGGACCACATCATCAGACCAGTTGTCGAAGTCTGGCGACGTGAGCACTTCCTGATAGGACAGCGTGAATGACGTGGCTACGCTGCCGCTGGTGTATTCGGTGGCGAACCGCAACGCGACGCGCTGACCCGCGCCGATCCGCCGCGCGCACGGCATGGGGTAATTGAAGCGGCCGCCGCCCCAAATGCCGTTCAGCACGAAGAACTCCGCGATGATGTCCTCGAACCCGGCATCACCCACGCCGAGCTGGACGATGTTGCGGCCGGTGATGCCCGACTGCGGGTAGGTCTTCGCCATGCCGGTGATCGCGATGTCGGTCGCCGTCGAGGCGATCAGCGTGTTCCATCCGCTGAAAACGCCAATACCACCCGCCGCCGACGCGCATGAGGTCCAATCGGACCAGAGCATGCGCAGATTCGACGCCGCGCCGGTCACCGCATGCTTGACGACGGTCAGGCCGATCCCGAGCGCGAACACGCCCGATGCGCTGCGGACGCGCATCGCCAGCCGAGAACCCGTAGGAATCGGCCCGAGCGCGGGACGCAGCAAGATATTCCACGGGCCGCCCTGCCACGCATTCGCGGTAAAAAACCAGATCGCGTAGGACCGCACGCTCCAGATGGGGACTTCGGACCCCGAGGCCCCGAGGCCAAACTCGACCTCCCAAAAGCCCCCGTTCGGCCCCACGCACATGACGTTCGTGATGCTCCACGCGCCATCGGTAGCGGCCGAGACTTCGGTCCAGGCCCCATACGCGCCAGCCGCGCCGGTCACGGGCGCAAACACGCTGCCGGACGGCACGTTGACCGGGCCGACCGTGGAGGCGGGCATGATGCCCGTCACGGGGCGCGCGTAATACTGCACTGAGACACGCCATGCCGTGGTGTCCGTGGATGTTTGACGGAGCCGACAGGAGACGCGCTGACCGCTGGCAATCACGTCCGCCGGAATGCCGAGCGTCAACACATCGCTGTAATCAGCGGAGCCACCCCCGTTGGAGCCCGCCATGCCGCGCGCTGCGGCGACGGGCGTCTCACTCGCGGCTGCGCCCACGCCGATCTCAACTTCGTAGTAATTGCCTACGGCCCGCGTGCCGGGCAACGCGATGATGGTCACCAGACGCATATCGCTCGCCGCCGCCGCGGACAACTCTACCCAATCCGACCAGCCCTCAGACACGCCGGAGGGCGTGACCGTCACGCCATTGGCGGCGGCTGGCAGCGACAAGAGCGGCGACGACGTTTTATAGGGGTTCGAGCGCGCCATCAGAGCACCGTGTGGCCCTCGCCCACGAGCAGATTCGCCGCGCCCGTCGTGCCGAAGTCGTGCCCAATCCCGATGGAGACCGAGGTCGTTACCTTGTCAAAAAGAAAGGCCGCGTTGCCGCCGAAGTTGCCGCCGTCGTTGAACTGCACGGACGTGTCTGGCGGGGCGGGGGATCCCCCGGATGACCCGCTCGACGCCGCCGTGATGCGGCCCTTGGCATCGACCGTGATATTCGTGTTCGTGTAGCTGCCCGGAACGACCCCCGTGAATGACAGCGTGGCCGATTGCGGACCCGATCCAGGGCCAGCCAGCACGTCTCCGAAGAGCTGCGTAATCCCGCCGCCGCCTTCCGTGAGCAGCCGGCGAAACCACAGCGCCCATGGCGTCGTGACCATGAGGGACCGCTGATGCGCGATCGGGTCTTGAATGGGCGGGGAGCCGAGCGTGGAGGTCGCCATTAGCTCATCCCCAGCCCTTGTGAGACCCGCGCGTAGGCGTTCAGCAGATAGACCGGCACACTCGCTGAGGTGCGCACGCGCCAGACGCGATCCTGTGAGCGACCGAGCAGATGCGCAATCGCCCGCGCGTTGTATTGCCCGAGCGCGCCAATCGTCAGACTGCGTTCCGGCGTGAACGTGTGCGCCGCGTCATTGCTCCAGGTGAGCGACACGCGCGGATCGGCATCCGCGATCGTGCCCACGCCAGCCTGCAAGTCAATCTGGACCTGATGCCAGAACAGCCATTGCCGCTGTTTGTTGATGTGCGGCATCGTGCGTTCGCGCACAATCGGCGTGCCGTCATCGGTCGCCAACTCCTGCGACATCTCGTAGACCGTGCCGAGTTCACGATCTCCGACCAGATGCTGCCCGAACCCGAACGCATGGCCCGACCAGCGCGAGGCTTGAAAACGGTCCAGGCCCGCATTCCACACGCCGTCTTCGTTCCACTGCTGTTCGTTGATGTCGTATTCGAGCGTGGGGCCGGTCGTCGGAAACGTGAACCGCACGCGCGTGTGCCCGTCGATCTGGTAGACCGAGCCGATACACTCCTGCAAATCCTGCGTGCGCGCCAGCTTCAACGAAATGGCATAGGTGCTCACTTCGTCCTTGATGAACAGCCCTTCGGAGCGGAGCACAATGGCGTTGCCATTCGCGCTCTGGCCGATCATCCACAAGGCATCAGCAGCAACGACGGCAGACCACGGCGCGGGCGTGCCGTAGTTGGACACCGCGCCCAATACGGGCTCGAAGATGCTCAGGCCGCTGGTGGGTTGCCAGACTTCGGTGTTCTGCGTGCCGATCAGCCAGACTTGGCCTTTCAGCTCCACAATCGCGGACAAGTTGTCGGAGGTAAACTCCGTCTGGATGACGTTCGAGGCATCCCACGTCAGCCCATCATTGGGCGAGGAAATCGACACCTTCGACGTGCCCGCTTCCATGACGAGAAAGTAGGACGCGCAGTAAATCCCCTGCACCGCATGCTTGGGAAAGCCCGGCGAGGTGATCGGCACGAGCGTGTTCGTGTTGAGCTTGAAGATCCAGCCCTTGCCAGCGGAGATGACGAGCAGTTGCAAGCCGCCGTGGCCGTTGCTCGCGAGGGACGCGCGCTCATCATCGACGCCGACAAAGCCGCGATCGATGTAGCTTTCATCCGCTCCGAAGAACTCGTAGAGCCGTGCGCCGAACACGCCGAACACGCGCCCGTCCTGCGAGAACATGGCGCGTTCCGGCCCGTCAAGGCCCGTGTATTTAGCCTGAATCCCCGGCCGCGGCTTGAACCAGACCACCGCGGGCGATTTCCCCACGGGCGACTGGATCGTCTCTAGGCCCCAATTCACCAGCGTTTCGCAGTCGGCCGCGATGGATCGCGCCTGATAGGCGGGGCCGACGAAGCCGGGCAGGGTGATGGTGTCATCCATTTACCGACCACCAAAGCCCACAGGGCTATCGCTCAGGATGTTGTAGACGCCCGCTTGCGCGGTCAGCGCCGGATCAAGGCCCAAATCGACCATGATCGTGTTGGCCCGCTGGTAGATGGACAGGAACCGCCGGCAGGCTTTGTCCAGGTCATCGCTCCACGGCGCGCGATAGCGAATCGCGAGCCATTTCGACGCCTCATACGTCAAGGCCGGCTGGGCACCGGGCGGGAAGTCATACGCATCGGTCAGGCTCGTGAACGTCCGCAGCTGCACGGGCCGATAGAGCACGACGGATGTGGTATTGCCAGATGGCACCGGCCATAGTTGAATCGTGGCGAGGCCGCCGGCAAACGTCGTCTGAAAATACAGCCCCGTGAAATACGACGATTGCAAATCCTTCTGCACGATCGACGCATACGCATCGTTGGTGTAGAGCGCGCGGGTAATCTCAAACGGCTGTGACGTGCTCGTGTCGTAGAGGCCCACACTCGTGATCGAGGTCGGCCGAGAGGTATCGAAATCCCCGCCGGGGCCAATCGTGTAAGGCCCACTCGTCGGGGTGGACACCCCCGTGCCACCCTTGCCGGCCACGAGCGGGAAGACTTCGCGCGCCGTCACCGGAATCGTCAGCGGCATCAACGACCACTGATCAAGCACTTGATTGAGGACCGACAAGCCCTGCTGGCCCTGCGTCGCGTCCATGATTTCGCCGGCCGCAAGGACGCCGTTGATGAGGTAGGCGTCGGTGAGAATGTCTCGGGCCGAGATCATCGCCGTGCCTCGGGAATGACTGGCACATGCGCCGAGACGGTCTTTTCGTAGTCGGCGGCTTCTCGCTGCGCCCGTTCGCTCATCCGCAGATCGCTCGCAGCCCGTTCGGCGGCGAGTTGGCCGATCGTTTCTTCGGCCTGTTCAAAGCGATCGAGCGCATCTTTCGGGTCGTCGCACCAGCCCTGCCCGATCGCCTTGTAATACTCGTCGGAACTCCGCACCACTTTCGTGGTGTGCGCGATCACGCGCGCATCGACGCACACGACCTGCCCGTTGGGCAGCTTCATCGCGCGAAACAGCGTGACGGGCGCGTCCATCCAGCTCATGCGCGATACCTCGTCAGCGCGAGCCCGCGCGGGGTCGGCAGTTTGAGCCACGGTTCAACGAGTCCGTCATCGACGACGGCTTGGAGAGACGCAAAGAACGCCGGCACGCCCGGATAGTCCGTAGGCACCGCCGTGTCATGAGCGACAATCACGCATCGCGGCGAGGCCCAGCGGTGAAAGTGCCGCACTTCGACCATGCGATCATCCCAGCCGCTATCGACAAACAGCAGATCCACGGGCTGCGTCGGTTCCACATGCGCCGCGCGGTTGGTCACGATGGTGACCGGCAGCCCATCGGTGCGCGCCCGCGCCTGTTGGGCCTTCGTTTCGGCCAGTTCGATCGACACGAGCTGTCCGCGGCCCAGGTCGCGCAACGCAAGGCCGATTTGTTCGGCGGTGTAGCCGACATAGGAGCCGGTTTCGATGACGTAATCGGGTTTCAGCGCGCGCACGAGATCGCCCAGGAACGCCGACACGTCGGTTTCCGTGGCCCACGCGTCAGGCGCAGACCAGCGGCCCGGCTCCGGGCACTCAGGTCGCGGGGGCAACGCTTCCGCACGCATCGGCAAGCGCCTACTGCTGGTAGAGCGCGACCATAAGGGTCGCCGTCGTCGTGGTCGAATTGACGCGCTTAAAAGTGATCGGCAAGAGCGACCCAGCCACGCACGTAAACTGCGCGACGGTGTTGTCTTCCATGAGCGCGACGACGATGCCGGCCCCACCGACCCACAGCGCGGTCGGATAGTGGCCATTGATCTTCTCTTGTTCGTCGGTATCGCTCTTGGTGACGGCTCGCGCCGTGTTGTAGCCAGGATTGACAGACTGCGCCATCAGGACACCTCGGCCGGTTCGGGCTGCGTCTCGCCCCACGGCTGCATGAGAAACGGCACGGTGCCGCGCGCAAACACCACCGACCAACCCGTGGCCGTGTCGTAGTGCGGCCAGACTTCCACGTCCGTCGTATGGCCGAACTGCACGGAGGAATCGCCCCACAACTGCACGCCGGCCTCGCTCAACTTGCGACAGAAATACAGATCGTCGTCCCACTGATCGGGCACGAACTGCCCGAGCGCCACATACGGCTTGGGGATCGCCCGCAACGCCGACATGCGCACCAGCAACCCGCCGAAGGTCGCCGCCGTGAGCGGCACGAGCGGTCCCGGCGGCGGCAGCGTGTCTTTCATCGCGTCGAGTTCGGGCACCGTGCGGTCGAACCACAACGCGCGAAACGGCGGCTGCCGGCGAAAACTCAGCGGGACCACCGCATCGACGGCCGGATCGTCAAAGCGCCGCAAGAGGCGCGTCAGCGCATCCGGCCCAAACGTCAAATCGTCGTCGAGAAACCAAATCCACTGGGCCCCGAGCGCCACGGCCTCGTCGATGAGCCCGTTGCGATTGGTCGCGGGCGAACACCCCCGCCCCGTGCGGATCACCACACGAGGCGGGAGGTTGAGTTCGCTCACGCACGCCCAGAAGGAGGACCACCGCCCCTGCACGGCGCAGGGAATGGCGATCAACACATCGCAGGGCTCAGCCAAGCGTGACCCCGGCTGCGCACTTGACGCCCCACAGCCCACGCGCCGACAGGAGCGTGATGCTGTTGCCGATCGTGGCCGCGAAGGTCGCCACATCGGAGGTCGTCGTGTCGCCGTTGAAGCCGGGGGTATACGTGACGGTGTGCGCCGCCGCCGTATTGGAGTAGATCGTGACTTCCACACCATCGGGGGTTGCCCCGGTGGGGGAGGCCAACGTCATGGCCGCCGCGGTCGCCTTGTCCAAGAAAATGATCGTGTCCGAGGTCGGCGGCACAATCGCCCCGCTGGCCCCGTAACTGACGATGACCTTCTTGTAGAGCGCCGGGTTGGTCGGCCAGCCCTGCTGTGGCGGCGGAAACTCCGTCGCCGTGCCGGTCACGACCGATGCGAGGATGGGATGGGCCGAGACAATGGACCCGCCCTGTCCGACGCGCTGCACGGGGATGACGGTGCCGTTGGCGGCCCCCGTCTGCACCATGTATTCGCCATCGACCATGATCGTCTGGCCGACCGCAAACCCCGTCGCGGACGTGACGTTGATGGACTGATCGCCCGCACCACATGCGGACGCGAGAGTGGTTCGGTTCGCCATTAGCTTGCACCTCCGGCGACGACGCACGCCCAGTCAGGCCGATACGCCAGCCAGCCATAGAAGCAGTCCAGACGGCTGATCTTCTGGTCCGACTGCGCGTTGTATTGCCGCACATACCGAGCGCTCCACCCGGTTTCGGCGTCACTGACCATCGCCACGTCGGCACCGGGCAGATCGCTGTCCGCATCGACCATGCCGAGCACGAACGCTTCCTTGTTGTAGACGAGACCCTGACGGGTCGGCGTCGCCGTCCAAGTGCCCGCGCCGGTCGTGATCGTCGAGCCGAGCGGAATGATCGGCGCGTTGTTGGCCGGCAGCGCGTCCACGTTGGCGAGCGCGTTGGGAATCGGTCCCGACCCGACCGCGATGAGCGGCGGCTGGAACTGAATCGTCGCGTCGACACCCGAGGACGTGACCGCTTGCGTCACCGTCAGCTGCATCAACTGACCCGTGGACGTGTAGTTCTGCGGGTTGATTTCGTTGACGTTGGCAATCGTGAACTTGTCCCCGACCTGATAGGTCGTGGCCGAGCTCGCGTTGCCGTCCGTGACGATGCTCGTCATGCCATCCGCAAACGTCGTCTGGTTGACGAGCGGCGTGAACGACGTGGACGAACCAGTCGTGCGCTGCCAGGTGTTCTGGTCGTAATACCAGGCCTCGATGCCCAGCTTTCGGCTCGCGAACAGGCCCGACCGGATTTCCTCGCTCACCTGTGTCTGTGGGTTGAACGTCGTCGCGTTGTTGCCGACGAGCGTGCCGTGCATGTTGGGCGAGAGGATCGCCACCAGATCGTCATCGGGCACGGCCACGTTGCGGAGTTTGGTCACCGCATCGAGGTAGGTCTGATACGACGTGGGGGTCGTGCCCGGCGTGCCGACCGAGTGCGCGACGAGCGGCGTGCAGCGCGTCAGGCCATCGAAATCGATGGTGTTGGCGAGCTGAATCGACGCGGGCTTGATGTAGCGCGAGCGAACTTCTTCGACGGAGAACGTCGCGTCAAACGTGCTCCACGAAATGCCGATGTTCGCCTGATCGGTGATGTTGAAGCGAACGGTAACGTCGTTGATGCCCTGCTGTTGAAACGCCTGCCCCTTGGTGGTGGCATAGCGCTGGGGGAGTCTGAGCGAGAAGCCCGAACCGACTTTGGCACCACCGGCTTTGAAGTCGGCGCTGTATTTCCGAGTGACGTTCGCCCCGAATTTCAAGGAGTTTTGCGCAATGCGCGAGACCTCCTTGACGACCCAAGTTGGCGTCACGAACGAGTTTGAGGCCATGGGAGCCTACTTCTTCAGGCTCGCCGGGCCTCCCGCGCTTTTCTGTCCCGCTCGTTCATGGCCGCAATGTATTTGGGACCGAACGGCAGGTCTTCCGGCGGGGAGGACTCAGGAGCCATCACCGAAGGTCTCACCGGCTTAATGAGAGGCTTCGCGTTGGTTTGAGTCAGCACTGTCTCGGGGCCGGATGAAGCCGATGACAGGCGTGCGGTGAGATGGCCGATAGCACGAGCGGCAGCAATCGGGTCTTTGATAGCCGCCAGGCGTGCCGCATCGTCGGGATGCGTCAAGAGGTGGTCCATCAAATCCGCGCTGAGATGAGGATCGTTCGCCGTCTCCGTCGCGAGTAGCGCCAGGACGGTGTTGGAATACTGAATCGTGTGCGCCTTTAAGCGCTCATGAAAGCCGGGATGACTTTCCTCCGCGATCTCCCACGCCGCTTTGACCTGGGTTTCGCGTTCACGCTGCGCGCGGGTCTGTTCGGCGGCCGCTTCGCGTTCCGCAAGGCGTTTGTCCGCAATAAACGCGGCCATCGCTGCCTGATGCGCGCCATACGGATCGGGCAAACCCGCGGCCTCGAACTCTGCGAGCGTCGGCGCGTCGGGCTCGGACTGATACCGCTGCACGAGCTGCAAATAGGTCTGGCTGGCTGAGGGTTTCTCGGCGGCGGCAGGCTGTTCGCTCGCCTTGGGCTGTCTCAGGGCGTGCAGTTCCGCTTCGCGCTCATTCGCGCGTCGTTCAGCTTCTTCGGCGCGGCGTTCGGCGTCGCGCTGTTTGGCAATTGCCGCGTTGATCTTCGCCTGATGGGATTTGCGCGGGTCGCCGTCTGTCTTGGCCGGTTCAGCGGGCGCTTTCGCCTTGAACGTGCCATCGGGATTGCGCTCACCCGTGGTGACTGCGGCCGGTTCGGTCGTCGTCGGCTTGGCTGGGTCTGGCGTCTCCGGCGCGTCGGCCTGTTCGGGCTCAGCAAAGCCCGCCGCGGCACGGATGTTAGCTTCCGTGTCGTTGGCCGTGACCGTGACCCGATTCTCCGTGACCGAATTGATGGCAGATGACATTAAGTCTGTCTGGCGACCTAAGTTGAGTGATTATCAGTATTCGCGTTGAGCTTGTCAAGCCGACGCAACCGAATGCCGTCCCAGCGATAGAGCGTGTGCAGGTCGGCGCTGGCGTAGGTGTTGGGTTTGGCGCTGTGATCGGCAAAGACGATCTCGCCCGATTCGGCGTCTCGCGATAGACGGCGGTCAATCATCGCCAGCACATGCCGCTGGAGGATGGGCGGCGGTTCGGGCCTGACTCCGCGCGGCGGCAAATTAAGCGTGCGGCGGCGGGTGGCGTCACCCATTAGGCCCCAGCCTGATCCGGCGCGGACGCCTGCTGTTCGAGCGCTTGCTGATGCCCCTGTGCGCCCTGTTCGAGCGCGTTTTGCTGTTGCTGGTCGCCCTGCTGCATCGCCTGTTCATGGGCGACGGCGGCCATGCCCAGCTCGTGCGCGCGATCGTGTTCGGCTTGCGCGTTGTCGTTGGCCTGCACGCCGAGTCGGGCGCGTTCTTCGAGGAACAGCGCAAGGCGGTCCATCTTCGCGCCCAGTTCGGCCACGGCCAGCTTCGTCTCGTTGTCGGCGCGATGCTGCTGGAGGTCCGCCGCGGTCTGGATCTGCGTGCGGTGCGTCTCGGCCGTCTCTTGGAGCTGCGTTTTCTTGAGGTCCGCCAGATTCTTGTTCGCGAGTTCCTGCAACTGCTGAATCGTCGCGTGCATCTGCGCGATCTGCGCTTGCGCGGCCGGCGGCAGCCCGTTGGGATCGTCCACGCCAGGCGGCCTAATCCTCGCCGCAATGGCATCGGCCTGGGGAATGTCCATCGACTCGACCCACAGGTCCGCGAACCGGGGCACCAGTTCCGGCGCGGCTTGCGCCAAGGCGTTCATGCCCGCGAATGTCTCGGCCTTGAGCGTCTGTTGCGACTTGCCGACGTTGACGATGACGCCGTATTGCCCCTGTTTGAGCATGTGCGCCATCGGCGGCTTGGCCTGCTGCATCTGCGGCGGGGCCTGCGAGGCGGGTATCGGCTGCCCGTTGGCGTCTTTCACGAACGCCTGGTTGAGCATGACCCAATCTTCACTGCCGTCTTTGCCCACGATGCGCTCGACGCGGCCGGGACGGTCATAGACAGACGGCAGCAAGTCCACGACGACAATGCCAGTCTGTCGAATCGCCCGCGCATGGTGCGTCAGCCAGCCCGACGTGCCCTGCTGCGAGGCCATCTTGAGTTCTTCGATGGCCTTCCCGCTGCGATCATTCGGATTGACGTGGCCGAGCGCCGCATCGGGCACGCCCGTCGTGGAGCGGATGAAGTTCGTGAACAACGAGATCATCTCGGCAAAGGCTTGAATCGCCGGTTCGTCGTTGTTGCGCGTCGGTGGCGGCAGGATTTGTTGGCCTGTCGCCTCAGTCGTCGCGTTGTATTCGAGGTAGGGGAAATTGCGCGTGTTCGCCTGGTTCCACCACGCTTCGTAGTTCTGCAACTGGCCCGCCACGGCGAGCCACGGCGACACAGACGCGAGGCCGATCTTCTCGGCCGCGCTCGACACCATGTAATTGAGCATCCGGCAGGGCGACATCGCCGGTTGAACCATGCCTTCAACGATGGTGGTACCGCCGACGTTGTATTTGTTGCCCGTGTCCTCGATGATCGGAATGAAGTGGCCGTCCCATTCCTGGGGCTTCTCCAGCCACTCGATGCCGTTCATCTTGGCCCACTGGATCGTGCGCGTGTAGACGGTGCGCCCGTCCACGGTCTTACTGGGCGTGTAGGTGGCCCACCAGTATTCCGCGATGCGGTAGGTCTTGCCGGCCTTGCCTTCGATGACCCAGTGCTTCGCGTTGTCGCCCAGCCCCTCCATGAGTTCGCTGTCGGAGGCGTTCGCGAGCTTGGAGTCACCGTATTCGCGCTTGTAGTCGGCTTCGAGAAGGTCCGAGGTGACGAACGTGTAGTCCGGCTCCCAAAACCCACCTTGGGCCTGCCATTTCGGCAGCGGGTCGCGGTAGACCGAAAAGCCGTTTTCGATGGGCTCGATGCAGATGATCTGATCGAGGCCGGTTTGCTCGTTCGCGTAGGACTTGTTGACGCGCCAGTAGCCGCGGCCACAGCCGACCATCCGCTGGAAGCCCCACGAATACACATCATCGGCGTGACTATCCGTCTGGATGGCCCGAATGAGCCCGCCAATCACTTCCGCCGTGTCTTTGTTCGCCTTGCCGTCGCGAGCGGTGATCGTGATCGCCAGATCGGCGTCATGCTCCTGGTTGACCACTTGCGCGATGGGCTGGTCCAGCGTCCGCATGGTGAGCATGGGACGGGCCGGCACCGCGGGTGAACCCGACGAAGCATTGGCCGGCAGCCCGGCGCGGCTCAGTTTGGCGTCTTCGGTCCACTGGTCGCCGGCTTGGAAACGCAGGGCTTCGAGTTCCCTGGCACGTTGGTCGTGCTCGGTCTCGGCAATGAACTTGAACTGCGCGAGGGCAGTAGCGTGCAGGTCTGTCAGGCTGTCTTGGGAAGCCACAGTTTGCTGTCACATAGGGTAGCACGCCTAAATCATGTTTTTACCACCATTGTCCAGCGACGGGCGGCGGAGCGCTTCTTTGGCGCTTTTCGACGGGTGCCCGGTGCCTGACGGCGAGGTAGCGGAAGGCATCCGCCCCGTGTGAGGCCCAGTCGTGCACGGGCGTGTCCTTGAACTCGTTGAGCCGCGTGTTGAAGTCCTTCCGGTAGTGCTGTAAGGCTTCGAGCCCTGATTTGCAGCGCTCCGCATCGAACCAGCAGATCGGGAACAGCATCCGGGCCGCATGGATGCCGTCGTCAAACGGCACGTTCGGGCAGACCTGGAAGCGGATGCCTAGGCTTTGCGCGGCTTCGAGGCGCGACCGGCCCGAGGCGAGTTCTTTGACCTGGATGTCATGGGGTGCCCAGTGCGTGCCGTAGGTATAGCCCTTGTCCTTGAGGACTTTGGCGTAGTGGGGGAGACCTTCGCCGCTGGCTTCGTAGTAGTCGATGAGGCGGACTTCGCCGGAACGTAGAGACTGACTAAACCAGATGGATGTGGAATCACCCACACCCAAATCCCAGTCAGTGTCGACGGGAAGTATCGGGTCGGTAGGAATGCGGGTAATGCGCCCTGCGCTTCGAGCTGCCAAGAGTTCGGCGCTGTAGATAGCGCCTTTAACGCTCGCCTCGAAGCTGCACTCGTATTCTTGGTCATACTCATCCTGGGTCATGGCTCGCCTAGCATCCGCTAGCTCAGTCTGCGGCAGCACGGCTGTCTCGCTGGCCTTGTATTGCGCGAAAAACCACGCGGGGTCAGCCTTCGCACCGACCCATTCCTTGTCGCCGTAAATCAGGGTGTAGAACTGATTGCGACCGGCTGGCGTGCCAATGAAGAACGCGCCACCGCCACGGTCGGAGAGCGCCGGACGCAGCACTTCTGAGAAAATCTTAGGCGGCATGAGCCCATACTCGTCCAGCACGCAGCCATCAAGGTAGATGCCGCGAAGACTATCGGGCGAGTCCGCGCCGTAGATGCGAAGCTGCCCACCATTCGGATAGTCGGCGCGCAATTCGGACTGATTGAACGTGACGCCAGGAATCGGCCGCGAATACTTCTGAATGAAATCCCAGCTAATCGTCTTGCCCTGGCTATAGGTTGGCGCAATGTAGGCGAAGCGCGGCCGCTCTTTCGTGCAGGTCAACGCGGCGCGAATCAGATGATTAACGGCGCACACTGTCTTGCCGAACCGACGATGACAGACGGCCACTGCGAATCGATGGCTCTCAAGTGCGCTGTGAAGCACGCGCTGGAGCGGGCGCGGCGCGTAGGGGATCGTAATTTCAGGCATGGCGTCGGCAGACGGGACCGGGAGCCTGCACGGTGCAACGCTTTACCCCGAGTCTAAACAGGCGCGGCGCGCTTCTAGCCGACCTTATGCGCGGCACTCCCGGATCTGTCACATGTCCTCGTCATCCCAGCCGCACACGCACTCCACGAGGGGCGCGCGGCAAGTGCGGCAATGAGCCTCGCACTGTTCCCACGGCAGGCCACACAGACGGCAATGCGTCAGTACGGTTCTCAGATGATCAGCGGCCTGTTGCGTGATTTCGCGTATGGCCTGTTCGAGCGGAATGATCACGTTACCCATGCCTACTCCTGCCACTTCACGATCAGTGGCCCGCCATCCTTGCCAGCCACTTCCATCGGCTCAATCGGCTTGTCCAAGTAGCGGTTCATCAGGTCCGTGAACGCCTGCACGCTCGGGTCTTTCTCCCAGACTTCCACGACGATGCGATCGGAGTCTTCGCCATTCAGGAGCTTTTCCGCGTCATCGGCGGTCAGCTTCTCGAACTTGCCGGAGGACTTGTGCCGCGCGACGAGGTAACTCAGTCCCTTGGCGTGCTTGATCTGCGCGTCCAGCATGGGCTCCATGTGGGCGTCGATGATGCGTCGAGCGGCCTCACGCGCGGCAAGCTTGTCGCGTGTCGGCTTGTAGATGGCACCCTTTTGCGGGCCGCGTTTGCCCATGCGTAAAGTTTATGATGTTTTTAGCTGCGCGATATAGAGATCATGCAGTTGGCGGGCGTCACCTTTGTGCCAGGTGTAGGCGCGCATCAAGAGTTGGTCTCGATAGCGGCTGGGCAGAATCCATCGCACGGCTCGGAGCGCATAGGCGAACTCGCGCTTGAGGCAAATGCGGACTTGCAGGAGGCGAATGCTCATCCCTGCTCCGGTGTCTGGCTGGCCTGCTGGGCGCGCGCGAGCTGTTGGGGACGCATGTCCAAGAAGGGCACTGGGCTCGCTGGGTAGGGACCGGAGGGCTCGTAACAGACCAGAATCACGCCGTGCTCAGCCGAGAGGACTTCAAGAGGCTTCGCGCGCTCCTCGCGTCGGCCTTCCTCGCGCAACCGCTCTTGAAACTGCTCAAACGCGATGGATGGATTCCAGACCGTTGGGTCTTGGTGTTCGCTGATGTGCACGACCACGGGGGGATCAAAGTTGGCAGTGCCGAGACGGGCGAATAATGCCTGGTCCTCGGGAGACAGCGTGCCAGTTGTGAGGCGCTTTGATTCCGCCTGTTCCTCAGCCTCTAGGCGCTGGGCGAACGCATCAAGAGCGGCGCACACATCGACAAATTGCCCGTCATGGTCGCTGACGGCCAGTGGCGTCCAGCGCGTGATGGTCACGTCAAGCGGAGACTCACTAAATGGCACCGCGCCCGCCAGCGTCTTGGAGATTTCGCGAATCTGTGTCGCGGTGAAGGGGGGCGTGTCGCTCATGACTGCCACTTATTTAGCATCACTACAGGCATAAGCGCGCATAACGCCACGTTTTTTAGTTCATGCCACGTCAGATAGTCCGCGACACACGCTTGTAACGCTTCCGTGGACGTGGCGCTCATACAGTAGCCGTCTACGGTGATGGTGCAGCGGGGTTTCAACTACCCCTCAACAGCCAGAACTAGCGGTGCCTGGTAGCCGCACTTGCCGCAAATGCCGAAAATGCCATCCTTCATCGGCAAGAGGCGACCATGATCTGGCACATTGCGGCAATCCACGCCATGCCCGCTGTCAAGTTCAACCGGATACTTGTTCTGCTGACGATCGAGCGCGAGAATCAAATCAGTGTGTTCCATTGGTTTTCTCCAGACTAGGATGCCAGCATCTTCTCGCGGCCATAAACAGCGAGCGGCTTGCCAGATGCCAATTTATTGACAGTATCGTATTGGGCGTCATCCAGCTTGACGAGCACACAGTGCCGCTTCACGTATTCGGGAGGCCCAGGCTTACGGCCGCGCTTCACGGGCTTCTTCTTCACGCAGCAGACTATGACAGAAAAAACTTTGCGGGTCAACGCGAAATAGTTGTTGACATGTAGTTAACCGTCAATTACACTCGCTCTCGTTGGCGATGGGCGCTGACGATTTGAATGGAAGGCCGCGTAATGCCACGCTGCATTATCTGTGATTCATCCTTCTACCCTGAGCCATGCGATTGCGGTTTGGAGATTTCATTCGCTGATTCTGACGCCTATATGAGCCGAGGACGAGTAAAGGAACTTCGGCGACGCTGGATAGAGCCATCGACGAATCCGGACCACTTCAATCAGGACGGTACGCTCAAGGCCATCGACGGACGGGCCAGGTCGGCGCGCGTATAGCCATACCAGTAGAGCTTCATGCCTGCTCCGGCGTCGTCGCGCTCGGGGCTGACGACAGCGCCAGCAGCTTGTCGGTAGTGTCTCAGTTTGAAAATCAGGCCGACGGCGCGTGCTGCTGCCTTGCCGAAGCACAAGCGCAAGGCCATCGCGACCAGGGCGGCTGAAGCCAGATGGAGAAAGTATCTCAGAGGTCAAGTGTGACGACTGGGACAACGCCACGCGCAGCACTGACGATTACGGCCACGTATACGAGACTCCTGGAGTTGTCATAGGCGTGTCCATTGGGCCTCGATTCTAACGGAGAAGCCATGCAGACCATCAACACAACCTCGCGTCCCGACATCGGCCTGACCTTTCTGGACGCCGCCGCCTTGTGGGGCTCCTTCGCCAAACGCGCCATGATCGATGCAACAACGGCTGCAAGCGATGACGCCGCCGAGTGGGCGCTGATTCGGGTGAAGAATAACACCCGCTACGCCATGACGTGCGCGCGCTTGGCATTGTCAGAAGTTGGGGACACCTACGAACCGGCCATCTGTGACGCCTGCGAAGATGCCCCAGCCGTGGAAGACTTCGGCGGTATGGCCTTCTGCCCGACGTGCGCGCCCCAGTGGTTTGTCTGCCAGCGGTGCCACGAAGCGCAGCAGGTGGAAGGCCAGCAGACGATTGACGGCCCCCGCTATCAGGAAGTCGTGTGCATGGGCTGCTACAGCAATTGGATGAGCCGATGGTAGCGCCCACCACGCCTCAGCCGGTGCTCGATATGAGCCTCGCACCGAAGGAACAGCCGGCGGCACTCGCGCCCGTGGAGAACGAGACCGATTCGCTCATCCGCGCGGCGATGGACCCGAACATGGACATGGCGAAGCTCTCGGCGCTGATCGACATGCGCGAGCGCGTCATGAAGATTCAGGCGAAGGAAGCCTTCGATCGGGCGTTCACGAAGATGCAGGCCGAGATGCCCGTCATCGTGGAATACGCGAAGACGAACAACGGCACCTACGCGCCGCTGGAAGACATCATCGAACAGGTCCGGCCGATCCTGACGAAACACGGCTTCGGGTTGTCGCATCGCACGGAATGGCCCGAGAAGAACGTGATCCGCGTCGTGGGCATCTTGACGCACGAGCAGGGCCATGAGCGCACCACGGAATTTGTGGCCGGCGCGGACACGTCTGGCAGCAAGAACGCCGTGCAGGCGCAAGGCTCGACCGTCCAATACGGACGCCGCTACACGACCAAAGACCTGCTGAACATCGTCACCCGCGGCGAAGACGACGACGCGAAGCGTTCTGGCCGCATTCCAGAGCCGGACGGCTACGGCGACTGGCTGGCCGCGCTGTCCAATAAGGCCGATGAAGGGCTGCCCGCGCTGCAAGCCATGTGGACGACGGCGAAGAACGACCCGCAGATTCGCCCCTACATGGAGCACCTGACGAAGACCGAGCCCGACACCTGGAACGAGTTGAAGAAGAAGGCCGCGAAAGTCGTGGTGAAGAAGTGATGCGCTTTCGCGTATCGGAGCATCCCCAGCGGTCCCACGAGTGGATCGCGCAACGACTCGGACGCCTGACTGGCTCACGAGCGGCAGACATGCTCTCGGCGGGCCGGTCTGGCGAGGAAAGCGCGGGGCGGCGCAACCTCCGCACGCAGCTTGTGCTGGAGCGGATCACGGGACGCCCGCCGGCGCCTGGATATGTGTCTGCGGCCATGCAGCAAGGCACCGAGCGCGAGGCTGAGGCCGTGGCGCTCTATGAGGCGACCACCGGCAACATCCTGTCGGCCGTGGGATTCTGCGCGGCCGTCGATATCCAGGCTGGATGTTCGCCCGATGGCGTCGTGGGGAATTTTGAGGGCATCGCGGAAATCAAGTCGCCGCTCCCGGCCACTCACCTCGAATACCTGCGATCAGGCATGGTGCCCAGCGCCTATCTCAAACAGGTCACGCACAACATGTGGATTACGGGCGCGCTGTGGTGCGACTGGCTGTCCTATAACCCTGACTTTCCGGACGCCCTGCAAATCAAGATCGTCCGCGTCATGCAGACCGAGCTTGCGATTGAGGACTACGCGAAAAAGGCCAAGGCGTTTCTCGCTGAAGTCGATCGCGATGTTGAGGTTCTGCGCACGCTCTCCAATCTCCCCGCCACGCTCCAGCAGGCGGTGACCGCATGACGCGGCTCAAGTGCCGGTGTGGCCGTCGTGCGTCGATCGATCGCGACAAGTGCACCCGTTGCCGCACGAAGTTGAAGCAGCTCGGACGCCCGCCTATGCGGCGCGTCTTCGGCGGCACCTGGAGTCCGGTGCACGGCGATCTGCCCGCGCATGTCATCGAGTCGATCATCCAGCGTGCCCATGCGATGCGTCGGCCGCTGTGGAGGCACGCATGAGCGCGCCTATTCCGCGTTTCGTCGGGCGCACGGAGCGCGGCAAGGTGCGTCTGGCGTCTCCACGCGACTGCGAAACATGGGTCCGCTCACTCGGGGAAGGCGTGACTGTCGATGTCTCCGTGCGCGTCCACAAGAGCCAGCGGAGCCTCGATCAGAACGCCTACATCCATGCCGTGCCAGTGCCGATCATGGCCGAGCACTGGGGCTGCACGATCGAAGAAACCAAGCTGCTCCTTATGGGGGAATGCTGGGGTTGGAACGACGTTCTAGGCCATCGGCTGCCCGTGAAGCCACACACGTCGTCGATGAACACCCAAGAAGCCTCGCACTTTATTGAGTGGTGCCAAGTGTGGGCGATGACGGAATTTCACGTCGAGATCCCGTTGCCGAACGAATGCGATTGGGAGGCTGCGTGATGGCGATTCAGCCGCTCACGAAGCCCGCGAAGGGTTCCGGCTTTCTGGAACGCAAAGCGCGTGCGCGCGAGATCGCTAACAGCGAGAAGCGCGAGAAGCAGATCGTCCGCAAGCGTGACAAGCATCGGTGCCGATGGCCGCGCTGCGAATACCGCACGCTGGAACCGCGGATCGAAGTCGCGCACCTGAACGATAAGGGCATGGGTGGCGACCACGGGGAGCGATCCACGGCGGATCAAATGATCTGCCTGTGCTTTCTCCACCACCAAGGCGAGAAGTCGCTCCATAGCGGCGACTTGGAGATCCGCCCACTGACGACCGAAGGTGCCAACGGCCCGTGCTTGTTCATCTCGTGGTTTGACGAGGGACAAAAGGCCGGGCTCAACCCGCGCGCACGAAGTATCGCGGAAACCGCCGTCGGCGTTCCTGAAATTCTTCCCAACGACTAAGGAGCCTCCCCATGACGACCTGTGAACTGAGGAAGAAAGCGGCGGAAGTGATCGAGACGCGCGGATGGCATCGCGGCAGTTACATCGGCCAAAACGGTGCTGTCTGCATGCTCGGAGCGCTGCACATTGCAGCTTTCGGCAATGCCGTTGGCTGCGATTTAACCAATTCACTTGAGGCCAGAATCGCATTCAACGAAGCGAAAGAGTCGATCGGGTTGAAATCAATTCCAAAGTGGAATGACCGCAAAGGACGCACGAAAAACCAAGTCATCGAACGTCTTTTGAAAGGCTGCGAGTAGCCCATGACGACCTTAGAAACCTCCTACACCCGTCGTGAGCCGATCGAGGAACAGCAGATCGAGGCGTATGTGAGCAACGCTCGGATCTGGAAACTGGCGGGGAAGTGCCTGCTGGCGCTCGTGTGCCTGGGCGCGGCGCTGCTGCTGTGGGGCTGGCGATGAGGGCTCAGGTCACGTTCTGCGATATCTGCGGCAGCCGCGAGGACGTGTGCGCGCGGGTGTCGATGCAGGCACCGAAATCAGAACAGCACGAGTCCTCGATGAGCATGAGTCTGCTGTTTGCCTTCGGTCAGTCGAAAGCGCAGTCCCATGACATTGACATGTGCCGCGCGTGCGCGACCGGGATGATCGACATCGTGGAGCGTGCCGCATTCGAGCGCAAGCGCAATGAAACGAAGGCTGAACGTGCGGCATCTGCGCAGAGCGTCCTTCACACTTCCGATGCGCTGAAAGGTTACTTCAGCAAATGACGTGGCTCTCTCGTCTCCTGACAGCTTGGCGTGATCGGCACGATCCCTACGCCGTGATGCAGACACCACCAGACATGTCATCGATGCGCTACGACTTTGCGAAGGCGGCGAAGGCGCGACGGCTGGCGGAATCGCGTGAGATACAGCGGCGCAAGCTCGAAGCGCGCGTGTCACAACCCAAGTCCTCGCCCCGTGTCGTGCCGCTGCGAAAGAGCGGGAGCCGATGATCGGATACCTCGCCACCGTCGTCGTCGCGATGTGCGCCTATCGGTTGCGTCACGACCCGAGCGCGTTCCCATGGGCCATGTTCATGCTCGGGGCCAATCTGGCGCTGGATGCCGTCCTCACCTTGCAGAAGTGGGCCGGCGATGAGTAGTCAGCCATCGTTGCCAGAGCTGGGCGCGCGTCCGCACACGGTAGCTGAGACCAGCTTGCAAGCCTTTGAAGAGGTAAAGAAGCGGCTCCCACTAGAGGACTTGAAGATGGTCGCGCACGTGGACGACTACTGCCGCTACACCGGCTACGCGAACGTGACGGGATGGGAATTGGCGTCCTACCTCGGGCGTGACAAGACGCATGTGCGGCCCGCGTTGACCCGCGCGAAGAACGCCCGGTGGCTCACCAAAGCCACGCCACGCGCCAGTCGAATGGCCGGGGAAGGACGGTGTGCCCCCTACCGACTGGCGGTGCCACGAGCGGCGGTGGAGCGGGCGATTCGGGAGATTGAACAGGCGCGGAAAGTAGGGGCGAAAGCCTAATCGCGCGTTCGGTCGTTTCAGCCGTTGTTTTGTGCGTGTTTGTGCTTGCAGATGGAGGGCGAAAGTGCGAGAGTGGCAGCGACGTTATTCAGTGACTAGCTGAATAACGCCCCTGTCCCGGCTGTTAGGAGCCGAAACCGAGTTCGCTGCCGACGAAGGATCGTAGCGCAGCGTTCCCATTTCGCCAAACACAGCCGTATCAGGATCGCGCTCACCCAGCGGCGCGTGACTAAGCAGGCGGGCATATCCGCGCACGCGAGTTTTGCGTGCGGCGAGACACGAGGACCACGACCGTGACGGGCGCGCGAGTTTCGCGTCAACCGTGAACGTGGCGCGACATTCGGGTGAGCGATATACCCGAAGACCCGCACGACGCGGCAACCACCGGGCAACGTCCTACCGGCGACGACCCGGCCGCAGTTGAGAGACGCCGCGAGGCGAAAAATGGTTGCCCCTGCTATTTCGATGCGCCGCGAGCGCCGAGACGAGCAGGTCGATTGGGATCGACGGCATGCGCGTGCGGGTTAGACGGCGCTGAGCCTTCTCTCAGTGGGATAGGCCGGGGTGTGCGATACGAGGATGAGCGATGGTGATACCGCAGAGATTGCTTGAGCAAATGACGCCCGACGAGCGCGCCGATTTTGACGCCACGCTCGATGGTTGGCGCAATTCGATTACCGGCGTGTGCCCGAAATGCAGCGAGCCGTTGACCGTGCGCGTGAAGCTCACGGGTTCTTTTATTCAGCGCGACACGCAAGAGCGGACGCCGCCGAAAGCTCAACAGTCAGCGCGTCCGCAAAGCCAGATCGACGCCGACGAGCGGTTCATCGAGGACGCGCGGGCGTCAGGCATGTTGGCCGCATTCGAGGAATGCGTGCAGCAATTGAACGAGCGGCAGCGTCCGTCCAATACCGGCGAGTTCTTGCTGACCGTGCTCCGCACTTACGGAGAAAAGGTGGTCCCTCGGGCCGTGTTGGAACGCTACAAATCCGAGTTCGGAGGACGGATTGATTTCTGGAGCGCGCAAGGCGTGATCGTCGTGCTCTCCGATCGCATTGTGCGGGCGTTCGTGCCGCACCACCTGATCTTTGGGGCGGCGATTCGGGACGCGCGCGGGAAGGCACGCGGAACGCTCGGCACGGACGAACAGCGATTCGATCTATGGGTGCGAGGCAAGCACGGCTATGTGCCTGCTGACGCCAAGATTTTCGCCGACGCGATGGCCCAACGCACGCGCGGTGACTTTGCAAAGGTTGTCCAGTAGCGGAAAGGTCGGTCGGGATGGACGCACAGGCTCCCCAGCCCACGCAAGACGAGATGTTCAATCTGTTTTGGCGCGCGTATCCGAAGCGCACGAATAAGGGTGACGCGAGGAAAGCATGGGAGAAATTGAGGCCAGACGCGGAGTTAGTGCAAGCGATCCTGATCGCCATTGCGTGGCAGCGACAGACGCCACAGTGGGCCAAGGACGACGGGCAATACATCCCGTATCCCGGTTCGTGGATTCGCGGGGAACGCTGGCTCGACGAGCCGGTGGACACGGCTCCGCCGAAGTCCGAACACTGGCGGGACGAATGCTCGAGACTCCACGGCGGGACGTGCGAACACTCGTCATGGCACGCGGTGAAGAAGAGCCAGGCGTCGTGAGAGGCCAAGGGAACGGATTGCTCGTGCTCGGTATGCTGCATGAGGCCGTGGCGCACTTCGGATCGATCACGCCGGAGAACAGGGACCGCGTAACCCGATGGGTGCAAAAGCGCGTGAAGCAGTTGACGAGCACGCCCGGTGAGGTGAAGCCGTTTCAGGCGCGCGGGTTCGATGCGAAGTCGGCCGCGGCTGGAGACGGCGAATGAGCTATCCAGGCTTCGATGAGAAATGGCTCCGCGAGCATGCCGGCGGCATGAAGTCGGCTACGCCATCTCAGATCCGCCGTGCCATGCGCGATTCAGCAGCGGCGTTGGTGCGTGAAGGCGCAGCGCCGAAGCGTCAGAAGTTCAACGCGCAGCCGACCGTGACGCGAGGCCGAAAGTTCGCGAGCAAGAAAGAGGCCCAGCGGTATCACGAGCTGCTGTTGCGGTTAAAGGCGGGCGAGATTCGGCGGTTGGAGTGCCAGCCGGTCTACGTGATGCACACCGAGAACGAGAGCGGGGAGTGGATCGCGTGCGGGAAGTTCACGCCGGACTTCCGATATCTGGAGCGCGTCGAGCCAGATTACGACAAGGCCGCGAACGTCGTGACATCGGCCGGCTATCGCGAAGTGATCGAGGACGTGAAGGGTGGACGTGCCACGAGCACAACCGCGTATCGGCTTCGCAAGCGTCACGTCGAGGCTGAATACGGGATTCAGATCATCGAAGTCTGACCCCGTGGCGCTCCGTGGGACTGGTGGAGGCCGTGCCGACACTTGACAATCATATGATTGTGTGTTAGTATGTTCTCGGAGGTTAGATATGGCTGCTGCTGTTTTGTCGGCTCCTGGTGCGAAGTTTGGCCCGTGCAAGTCCGGGTGTTCTCATCGTGATTGCCTGACAACTCGTCGCATGTCAGAGGAGGTGTGCCGGTTCTGCGACGAAAGGATCGGATATGGCGTGCGGTTCTTTACAGACCCGCAGAACACGAGAGACGTGCGAGGCGACTCTGCGTTTAGCGGCCCGATGCTGGTTCACGCGCATTGCCTTGAGGATTACTACGACAAGGAGACCGGCGGCAATTGCTCTCCAGAAGTCGAAGGAGGGCTGTGAAGCGCGGCTACTCGAAAGACTTCACGCCGCGCACGGACACCTACGGACGCTACCTGCTGGACAAGATTCCGGCGACGCTCTGGCGCGACGTGAAGGCGAAGGCGAAGCGCGACGGTGTGAGCGTTCGGGCGGTGATTCTCAAGGCGCTGACAGATTGGGTCCAGAAGTAGCCACGGGTGGAGACGGACGACACGGAGAGATTCGAGCACGGCCAGTTCTGGGAGGCGCGCGGCGGCGTGGAAGGACACGGCGAGCTTCGACGATGACCAGTGGCATCTAGTCCCGCGCGAGCGTTAATTAGCTCTGTAGTGAGAATCGAAGCCGGACAACCTGAAAAGGCCCGCATCAACGACTGGAGCCGGTATCAAGCCCGGCCCGCGCGTTTCCCAGATTCAGTTGTGAGTTCCCCCCAAGGGGGCAGAAGGAGCAGGGCAGGCCAATGGCGACAGAGTTGACACGAGATCTACTGGACGAGTTGATCCGGCGCACCGAGATATGCGAACGCTCTGGCATGGGCAGTCCGATGGACGCGCCCGAAACACTGAGGCTGCTGCGCGTCGTGCAGGGGCTCGTGGCGCTCGGGCCGGAGATGGACGAAGCGATCGAAATAGGCAGTGTTGAGCAGAAAGCCAGAGTGCTGCGTCAGGTGCGGGCGCTGATCGGAGATGGGGAGTAGCCATGTCACTCGACAGACGCGCGCTCGCGGAGCGGTTGAAGGCGATGAAGTTTGACGAGGATTTGAGCGAGCACTATGCGCCGCTCGATCCGGCCGAGCGTGATCTCCTCCTGCGCCTGTTGGGAGAGGAGGCCGAGCCGCGCGGGTGGCAGCCGATTGAGACAGCTCCGAAGGACGGAACTTGTGTGGTCATGTTGACGCGCGGTGGATCTGTCGTTCGTGCGAGCTTTGGGAACCTGGGAGATGACGCGTGGACATGGATTGCGACCAACGACGATGAGCATCCGAAGTGTTGGACGGACGGTGCGTGCTGGGAGTCAAACGAGGACGACGAGCCCAGCGACCAGCCTGTTTACTGGATGCCCTTACCACCCTCCCCACCTCCCGACACGGAGAGCGCCAAGGAGCAGGCATGAGCATGGACACGATCAAGATCCCATCCGTTAAACAGCCCCACTCGGCCCTGGACGGCATCTACATGGACGCCATCGACACAGACCCCGCCGAGAATCTGTCATTGATGCTGCAAGGCTTCCTGACCGGCCTGCCCCAGCAGCGGCGATCGCTTCTGGCGGTGATCCCGATGGTGTTCCACGGGAAGACGCCGGGCTATCTCGTGATCTCGTCCGAGCCGGCGAAAGGATCGAAGCCATGAACGAGCAGACACTGTTAGGCGGCGCACAGCCCGCGCCCGTGCCGTATGCGACGTATGCGCGGTTGCTGGAGCAGGTGCGCGAGTTGCGAGATGAGACGCACATTGCCGCTTGTGATTTCTTTATCGGGCATGGCGCGTGCCCGGCTTATGAAGTCGTGACTATTCGGCTGGACGCCATTCTAGCGGCCGAGACGCCCGCACCGGAGCCGACGCCGTCAATCATCGCGGCTGATCGGCTTGAGGCGCGCGCAGTCAATCATCGCAACGCTGGCCGCAAAGATTTAGCAGAGGCGCTTGAACAGGCCGCGCGCGACCGGAGGACGATCGAAGAGGCCAACTCCATCGTCACGAAGGCATTGTGGGGCATTGAGCGCCCGCACGGCGACGAGTTGGCGGCGTCCATTCGAGCACTTGTTGCGCTCGCGGCCCAGCGTGAGCCGGTAGCCGCGCCAGCGGAGAGGCCGACGACGTTCGGGCAGTGGGCATCCAAAATCACGCAACACGGTTCAGACGTGCCGCAAATCAACGTCATCGGACGGCCAGCGGAGACCCCGACAGGGCTCGCGCCGCTGCTCACGATGAGCGAGCGCGAATACGGGCCCGATGGTGTTTCCGTCCGGTGGCAAGTTTGGGACGAGCAGATTCGGAGACTGTGGCTGGAGATCGACGCCCAGCGCCACGCCCGCGCCTCGGAGCGACGGCAGGCGATTGAAGAGTGCGCGGCTGTCGCAAGGAGGACTTGGCATGGCCGATGGAACTGGCAACCGTCACCAGACGCTGAAGTAATCGCCAAAGCGATCGAAGCCTTGCGCGATCAGCCCCGCGTCTCTCCGGGGCCGCAGGAAGGCGGGAAGCCATGATGGTCGTCATGCACGAGAAGACGGTGTGCCGGTGCGGCTGGAAGCCCACGAGCACGGATCGAGAGTCCGCGCAGGTCGAAGTGGAGGCGCACCGTGACCAGCATTTGGATGGCACGCTGCCCGCCTACGACACGTATCCCCAGATGCCGCCGTTGCCGCCGACCGACACCGAGCGGATCGAGTGGCTGGAGCGGCGACTGGCGAGCTGCCGACTCCCTGGCGACAGATTCGCGCGCGTGGGGCTGCTCAAGGCGACGATGGGGGTTCACATTTACGCGCCTAATTACTCGAACGACCCGAACAAGTTTCCGCATGCCACGGTGCGCGAGGCCATCGACGCGGCGATGCAGGCGGAAGGGGAACGGCGATGAGCAAGGTCGTGTATGTCGTCTACCAATACGAATCCCATGAAGCGTCGCGCAACGTTCGAGCGTTCGCCACTGAGGAACAGGCGCACGCATTCATCCGAGACTTAAAGGACTACCTCGCCAACGCGCCGACCATCGACGATCTCGGCAACAGCGATGCGGAAATGGAGGAGTGGTCGCGGCAGGATGAGCGCCAGCGCGCTTACCTGAAAGCGTGCCCGTTCGACGACGAACTCTACGCCGGCAACGAATATTCAGTTCAACCGGTGCCATTCACGCCAGCGGAGACCGCCCATGACTGACGTGCTGAGCAAGGAACAGGTCGCGGCGTGCTTGGAGGGCGATTACGGTCCTGAGCATTTGACTCCGCATTCTATGGTCGTAGCCCTCTGCGACTCCCACGAGGCGTTGCGGGCCGAGGTGGCGAGACTGACCGAGGAACTTCGGCAAATGCGTGAGTGCCCGATGATCCTCTGCCCATTCGAGGAAGAGAACGTGAAGCTGCGCGCGGAATTGGCCGCACGGGACGCCGAGAGGACGGAGTAAATGAGTGACCGCCAAGCCAAACGCATTGCCGCTCAGGACAAATTGAAGTGGATTGTCGTCGGCGATGGCCCAGCGCTTCGATCTGGAGACGACATGCGGGCGATTATCGAATGGATCGACCGCGCAGTAGACGCCACATTCATCGCCCCGGAAGGCTTCGAGGCGACGATGCTGCAAGCCATGTGCGACGGCATGTTTACCGTTGGCTCAGTACGTGATGGGGAATTGGGATTCACACTGACGGCCTACGGTAGAGCCCATACAGATAGCATGCCGCACGACGTCAACAGGCTCACTAAAGATGGAGTAAAAGGTGCCTAACCAGACCTTCACGGCGCAGGAATTACGTGAGCAAGCAGAAATCGAAGCCACGCGCTCGTATTCGAGGAGGGCGGCCATGCTCCGCTACGCCGCGTCGATGCTGGAGCGGCTGGATGGGATGGAGACGTTGCAGTCTCAGATCAACGAGGCATGCGGCATGTCGCTGCCGGTGCGCGTTCACAGCGTGCTGAGGCAGGTCGAGTGCTACCTCTACGCTCCCGTGTCTCCCGCCGGGAAGGGGGAGGACGCCTCGTGAACGCGATGCCGCGCGAGAAAATTGATCGGCCTAGGTCGCCAGTTATTCCCCAGCTAGGGCGACTCCACGGGACGCTTGCGCGTTTCGCATCGTTTCGGATGCTCGTCAGCCGTAGTAAGTGCTGGGCTAGATGTCCACAGGTTCGCCGATCTGGTGGACCACACGGATCTGAAATGTTAGCACACGCGGTGATGCGGCAGAGACGGAGGATATGATGATTACGTTGATTGTTGGCATGGCCGTTCTCGGCGTGCTCTACGCGCTCGCGTGCGTTGGCGGATTACATAGCGACGGCGAGCAGGGCATTCCGGCGCTCGTGTTCATCACGGTGACGCTGTGGATTCCGGCTTCCATCCAGGTCGGCGCGTGGGTGCGGCCGTGGCTCGCGTGGGTGCTGAGCCGATGACCCTCCCACCCCTCGCAGACGTGCTGACGGCGGCGCTGACGGATGAGGTGATCGATGAGGTCGTCGCGCATCACGACGCCATAGGCGAACTGCCCGATGCTGTCATCGCCGCGATACGATCTGTGCTCGTGTCCGCCCTGCTCGCCCCACTTGAGGTGCGAGAGAAAGAATTGGAGTTTTGGCGCGTAGATGCTGAGTTCGGATTGTCGCAGGCCGAAGCCAGAGCTGAATCTGCCGAGGCCCGCGTGTCAGCCCTGACCGCCGAACGGGAGGCGCTGATGGATTGCGGTCGATCAATTCGCGGCGAGGTAGTCTACTGCCACCGCTGCATCGCGTGTCTAAGGTTCCTCTATAACCATGAGATGCGGCGCACGAACGAACTACTTGAACGCTTTGAGTCGTCAGCCCCGAGCGCGACGACGCCGGAGCAGGCATGACCGACAAACTCCAACTGGTCAAACTGAAGCGATACCTCCAGCGTGAACGTCGGCTATGGAACAAGATGCGCGAAAGCCCTAATAGTTCATGGGAACATGGAGCTTTCCATGCGCTCGATGACGCGCTGGCACACATGCGGAAACTGGCGGGGCGAGACGCGAAGGGGAAGGGACGATAGTGCGATGGGATATGTGTGTCATCACGGGTTTCTGATATCGAGTTGGCAGCGTGAGTCGGTCAAGTCAGCACGCGCTAAAGCTGAGTCGCTTGGGATGGCCGTGTCTGAGATCGTTGAGTCACCGGCTGATGTCTGCTCGTTTGCGGTCTTTCCTGACGGCAGTAAAGAAGGCTGGCCGGAATCTAACGAAGGCGATACGAAGCGTGAAATGTTTCGCGCCTACCTCAATCGTCAACGATGGCGCGACGGATCGTCGCCGCTCGATTGGGCCGAAGTTCAATACGGTGACGATGAGGGCGACAACAAGGTCGTCGCTCACGAAGCCGAAGTGGAAGTCAGCGACGATTACAAAGGCCCGGCCGATCTTGAATGACGCTGGCTAGCGTTCACAAATCAGCACGTTCGCCGGATGGCCCGGTAGCCCGTAGCTTTTGACGATGCGCCAGCCGTTCGCCGCCGTCGCCACGTAACCCGGTCCAGCGCCTGGGGCAATCACTTCCGCATAGTTGCCATCGATCATGGCGTGCGTGCGGAGTGAGCCGTTGGGATTGCCGGGATAGCCGATGGACGGTGACGGTTCGATGTCGAAGTGCAGGATTGGCAGATTGGGATTCTGCGGCTGGTCGGGCGAGTTGCCGCGTTCGTAGCGCGCGAAGGCGTTGCGTCCAAGTGGGAGCTGTGACGCCGCGACGCCAGCGTCTAGACACTGCTCCTCAAGTCCGCCGGCCAGCGGCAGATTGCCGAAGATGCCCGAGCGGTTGTGCAGGACCGTGGCCGCCGCGCCCATGAGCTTCGAGCCCGCGACATACTGCCAGACCTTGTAGGGGCTGTTGGTCGTTCGGCCGCTTTCGTAGGCTTCCCCGAGGCCGATGGTTTCGTCTTCGATGATCGGGCACTGGAACGCGAACGCGGGCGGATCGCCGGGATTGCCCGTCGTGTTGTCGCCCATGTATTGATCGCGGACGTCTTTGTATTTGCGCTCGAAGTCGTCGTCACGTCCGCCTTGCCACTGGGCGAAGTCCCACAGGGGATCATGGAGAGGCTGGTAGCCGCCGCCGACTGAGCCAGCACCGGAGATGAGCCCTGCCGGTTTGTGTCCGCGCTTCGGGTCAAACCCATTGAACGGCCATTCATTCCCAAAATCACTCAAGACCGAATCCGCGAACGGCCGCAACACGTCGCACACGCGGTCGTAGAACGACGGATCGAACGTCAGCGGCGCATTCTGACAATCGGCATTCGTCGTGAAGTAGAGCCGCTTCCCCTTGTCGCGGAGGATCGTGGCGAGCGCCTTCAGCCCGTCGAAGTAGTCAGGATTTTCGGCCGGAATGAATCGCCCAATCCCGCCGTTATACATGCCGAACACGCGCAGAAACTCGACCTGATGGGCGACCATGTAGGCGATCAGCGCGTCGGCCTTCGGCTTGTTCGTCAGCCAGTCTTGCAGCGTCGTGAAGCCGTCCATGCCGATGCCATACCAGGGCGAGCCGTCAGGCAAGAGCAGGCGGCGACCGGAAACGCTCAGGCGCTTTGGCGGCGAGCTGGTAGCGGTGTGAGCGCCAAACAGGCTATGGAGTCGCTGGGCCGTCATACGCCACGTAGGGCACCACGTAGTTCTTGCCGGGGCCACGGCCGGCGATCAGGAATGATCCGGTCGTGCCGACCTGGAACGCCTGCCACGGACCTGCGTCCTTGTCGGCTGGATCATGCCGGAGCGTCCCATCGGGCGTGACGCACAGATAGAGGCCGTCTTCGAGTAGAACGGCTTTTAGAGCGGCGTTGGCTGGGTGAGGCATGAGCGTGCCGAACAGCGCCGCGTCGTAGGTGCCAGGAGTCGTTTTGGAGGGAGGCCACACAGCGATGGTCATGAGTTCGCCCCTTTCAGCGCCAGAAACGCCTCGCCGGCCTGGATGTAGTGATCGGCTTTCTCGATGAGCGCCGCTTTGATCTCGTCTTCCGTGGGCTGAGGCTGATTGGCCGCGGCCCGCGCCTTGAAGATGGCGACGATCTCAGGAATCACGATCGACTGGAGAATGGACGACAGCAACGGGTTGTTCAGATTCGGCATGAGTCAGACTCCGAGCAGGGCATCTAGGGTCGCCAAGGCGACGGCCAGTTTCGTCTTGACGCTCTGCGAGAGCGCCAGCTTCATCGCCGTGTAACCGGTCTGCACGGTCACGCGCCAGCCGTCTGGTGTGGCCTTGAGCGTCTTCTGGGCGGCCACGGTGAACTTGACGACAGTCACCGCGTCGGCGTCGGAGAGCCCGCCAGAGGCGTTTGCGCTGATCGCGGCCTCTTGGAGTTCCCCCACGCGCGTGGAGATCGCCAAGGCCGCCTGATTGGCTTTACCGGCCGGTGTGGTGACGTTCGGGTTGTGCGTGCAGCCAACGAGGAACAGGGCAACAAGGAACGGTGTGAGATATTTCATGGAGTTACCTACGTCCAGGTGAAGGGGCGAGCAGCCCAGCAATAGCGCCGAGCGCCGTGGAGCCCAAGGCAATCGCGCCCTCGGGAATGACGCGCCCATAAAACGACAAGGCCAGATCGCCCATGAGCGCAACGATGGCAATCGTGCCGAGCGCGGCAACGACCGTGCGGTAGATCCAAACATCGGTTTGCAAGGGAAGCGCGGCCAACGTCTGCATGGTCGTCACCGGGTCGTTCTCGAGCTTCGCTTTGAACGCGGGATCGGCCGCGGCGGCGTTGAGCACTTCGGGAATGCTGGTCATCGCCAGACCTGCAAGAGCAGCGCAACGGAGAGCAGCAGCACGGGCACGTAGAGCGGACAGCGCCCCGCGGCTGACGCCACGGTCGTGCCGAGCGCGAGCAACGCGAGAATGGGCATCAGAGCAGGCATGAAGACTCCTAAGTCAGTGGTGGATAGTCCGCGTGTTGCGCGAGCTGCATGTGAATGTGCGCGGCGGTCGCGGTCAGATTCACGCCCGGCGTTTCGTATTGCACGAAGAACAGCGGCCCGAGCTGCGTTTTCAGGTAGGCCACGAGTTCCTTGATCACCTGATCCGACATGCCGATCGTGCGCAGGTCGTAGGCTTCGCCGCGTGAATGCGGATCAGTCGGCGGATGCGAGTCGGTCCCGCAGGTAATCGTCAGGTCGCGGTCGAAGATATACGTGGCGTTCTGGATGACGGCCAGCATCTTGAAGCCAGCCGGGCTGATGCGATCGAACTTCACGCCGTCCTTCACGCGCACGCAGGGCGTCATCGGAGATCGTCACTCGCCCGTTTCAGGCCATTTGCGTCCAGGCGCCGATGCAGCGAATCGATCACGCTGATGAGCTTGACGTTCGACGCCGTGTTCTCTTTGACGGCGCCGACAAGCATTTCCGTCTGGACCTTCCAGAAGTCAGTCATCGAACGGATATCCCGGCGATAGTAGAGAAACATAATCCCAGCCAAGACCCCGCCAACGCCCCAAGAGGCGAGCGATTTGACAAACTCATCAGGACTCATTTACGTCAGACTCCCCACGGGATTCTTGCTGACAATGCTCATGCGATACGTCACGTCGTTATCCACCACGCCTGTGGCGCGAATGGCGATGTCGAAGTCAGTGGTCAGGTCAATCGTGCCGGCGCTATACATGTCCCCGCCCATGCTCGCGCTGATGCCTTGCGTGGTCTGCGTAAAGCGCATGATGAGCAGATCAATGCGCAGATCCGAAAACGTCGTATCCGCGGTGATCGTGCGAACCACATCCCCATCGACGAGCAGATCCACGGTTTTCATGTCCGCGCTGGACACGCCTTGCACGACCGCCACAACCGCGATGGATTCGCCGTCATTCGCCAGCGTGCCGCCCGCGATGGTCTGCGACCACAGCGTGGTTGGAGTTGAGCCGACAGACGATGCAGGCGTGTCATTGGTGAACAGCACCGTAGGCGACATGCCCGCGGCTGAACTGGTCGATCGGCTGACTTCCACCCAGTTCGCGCCCTGCCGGATCAGGACAATGCGCGCAGAGGTCGTCGCCAGTTCGCAGTCGCCGTTCTCAAGGATGATGTTGCCGGTGGCATCTTTCACCGTGATCGTCGCGGAGCCGTTCGTATTGCCCAAGATGAGCAAGGCCCCATCGGGCAGGTTCGTGACGGCGATGTCCGTCAGATCATCCGGTGAGCCACCTTGCGGCGAGAGCATGTGTCTGTTGAGCGATGGGGCAATAGCCCCACCATTTATGGTTAGTGTTGTCGATGCTCCGTAACCGATAACCGATGTAGACAGGAACGCCCCGGCTGAAGGGGCAAATACCGGCAGTCCGTCTACTGGGTAATTATCGACCGCAACGCCATTGGCGTCCTTCAGAAGCAACTTGAAGCTGACGCACTCGTTGCCTCCATTTGTGGGGTCAAGCCAGATCGAAGCACCTCCAGAAGCATCAAGATCGATGACGATCTCATTCGCGGCATTCTTGCCTTCATCTTGATAGGTGACGACCGGAGTTGACGTGCCGGCCAGAAAGAACGCTGCCGTTCCATTGCTCAGCGGAGAGCCGTCAGAATCCGTGAACTTGGTATATCCGTTGACAAAAGTAGTTGCGATGCTGCTAGTCATTCGGTGACACCATTTAACCGATTCGGCTTAGAATAGTGGGCATGTGGAGCGAGGCAATCGATGTCACCGACATGCGATTTGGACGGCTTGTTGTCACCGGACGAGCACCAAACGTCGGCGGTAAAGCAGCATGGCTGTGCCGTTGCGAATGCGGGAATACGCGGAACGTCATAGGCACATTGCTCAGGACAGGCAAGACCAAATCGTGCGGTTGCTGGAAGGCTGAAAGGATCGGCAACGATCGACGACGGCACGGGCTCACTGATAGCCCTGAGCATCTCGCGTGGATGCGCATGCGTGCTCGTTGCTCCAACGCCAAACTTGTTGGATACAAAAACTACGGTGGACGAGGCATCTCCGTTTGCGAGCGATGGATGCTGTTTGAGAATTTCCTGAGCGACATGGGGCTGCGCCCGTCCCCGAAACACTCTATTGACCGCATTAACAACGACGGCAACTATGAGCCGTCGAATTGCCGATGGGCAGAACGATCCGTTCAGATTCGCAATCGTCGCATGACTAAGATGCTGACATTCCAAGGCCAGACGATGTGCGTAACCGACTGGGAAAATAAGCTTGGATTTCCAGTTGGAACTATTCGCAAACGTATTAGCCTTGGGTGGTCCCAGCATGATGCGATGACCACGCCCAAACGTGACTGGTGACAGCGTGCCGATCGAGGCGATGACGCTCACTGGGAGGCTCCTTCAATGCCACTGACCGCGGCACCAGCCGCGCGTCCAGGCACCGCAGACGTGGCCGATTGCCCAATCGCGGACAACACATTCGCCGTGCGCCCGGACTGCAACAGGTGATTGGCGAGCGCGAGGCCCCATTTGCCCGTGCCGAACCCGACGAGATCACCCGCGTTGAGCACGTTGGACCGTTCCGCGACCGGAATGCGGCGAATCACGGCATTCTTGATGCCGATGAGTTCCCCGATCTGTTTGTTGATGGATTTCACCGGCCCCACGGCCTTCTGTTCGATCTGGTTCTTGAGTTCCTGATAGAACGCATTGGCGACGGTTTCCATCGCCTTGTCATCGGCCGAGACGACACGGCCGGTCGGGTCGTGTTTCCACGCGCCCAGTTCGCCCACGCCTTGCTTGAGCGCATTGGCCGTGACCAGATCGATCTTGCCGCTCGTGGCCGCTTGCGTCCCGGCCTGATCGAGCACGGGCGCGAGTTCATGCAGCACTTTCGTCACGGCATCAGCCATAGCCGTGTTCTGCCCCATCGTGTGCGCGGCATCGCCGGTCGCTTTCTGCGCGGCCCTGTCGAGCGCATCGATTACGTCGATTTCCGGCTTCTGACCGCCTGGTGACAGATACCGCAACCGCTGGCCGAGTTGCGCGGACAGGTCTTTGATCTTGTCCGTCGTCTTCTGGTAGGTCTGCTGGAGCGTGCCGCCTACGTCATGCTTGAACACGTTGGAGGCCGTGAAGCCGTCCGCCTTGTCGGCCGCGGTGGCTTTGACCAGCGCGCGTTCGATGCGTTCGGCAGTCCAGTTCGCGCCAGCCTTGATGGCGGGCACGGCGGCATTCACAGCAGCCGTGGCCCCCGTCGCCGCGGCGGCGGCAGTTGGGCTGCCTGTCTGCGCAAACGTGGTCACGCCAGACCGCACGGCTTCCGCGACCTTGCCCGCCTTGCCTGGGCCGGGCACCAGGAACTCTCCGACCTGTTCGGCGGTGTAACCGGCCTTTTCAGCAGGCGTGCTCGGTTTCACCGCTTCACGCGCCGCCGGGAACGCCGCTTTGGACAATCCCGGCGTGCCATAGAGGCGATCGACGAGCGCAGAGACACCGGGAACGCGGTGGAGCATTTCCCCGAGCCCTGCAACGGTGTTCGCTGCGCCCTTCGCCGCACCGGACGCGAGACCGCTCAGCGTTTCCGTGGCACCAGGCGCACCGAGCGCGGCGTCAAGGTTCTTCGTGAGGCCCGATCGCGTATCGGGTGGCGGTGTATCAGCCTGCGTCTGCGTCGTCGGCACGGCGTCATACACGCCGGGATACTTCGCTTTGACCTTAGACTCCAGTTCGGCGTCACTCAGAGAGTCGTAGACGCCCGGATACTTGGCCTTTACGAGTTGGGCGAGGGTGGGCTGGGCCATTACTTGAGAATCCCCAACGGGTCTTTTGCGTCAGGTGTCTGGCTGGCCGTGTTCGGCGTCGGAGCACCGCCCATGCGATCGGTGATGTGCGCGATCGCCGCGTCGTAGCCGTTTCGCGTCTGATTCATCTCCCATTTCATTTGGTCGATGGTGGACTGGAGCGTGCCCTTACCGAGCGCGGCCGAAATCAGCCCTTCCGCTTTGCGCGTGGCCGCATCGGACCCCGCCGCGACTGACCCGGTCGATCCAGACATGATCTTTCCGTATTCAGTCGTGAACGTGTCGAGCGCGTTGAACAGCAATTGCGTGTTGGTATCGCCCAAGACGGTCTTTTTCCCGCTCAGCAGCCAACTGTTAAAGAGCGGGCTGGTTGTCCGGCTCACCTTGTTCGAGAGAGATGCAATCAAGTCAGCCTGCGCGTTCGCCTTCGTCTCAAAGGCGTCGGCGCTACTCGCCATTTTCTGCATCTGCGTCAGACTCGCGGCGTCCGCCTTGAAGGCCGCCTGCTTCTGCACCGCCTGTGCGGGCGTCTCTCCTAACGCCTTCGCCTGCTTCGCTGCTGTGTTCAGAATCTTCACGCGGTCAGGGCCTTCGATGCGCGTCGGGATGCCGCCGGGCCCGAGAATCCGATACTGCGTGGCCGTGTAGTCCACCGCATCGGGATCGAGGCCGCCGTTCGGTCCAGTTGATCCGGTCGTTGACGCGGCCGGAATCGGCTTAAGGCGATCGACGGCGATTTCCTGACCGCCGCGGTAATACTTATCCGCCTTCGGGTCGTAACTCACCACCGCCGGATGCCCGTCCAGCAGCAAATTCTTATCCTGCCGCGAGGTGACAGGCTGGGGATGGAGTCGATCGAGTGCCGCCGCCGATTGCGCCTGCGTCGGACTCTGCGGATTCGCGGCATCGGCCGCCAGTTCGGCTTGCGTCTTGGCTTTCGGAGCACCTTGCGCGATGACTGCGCCAGTCGTGTCGTTCACCAATGACGCGCCCGGTGCGACGGACACCGCTTTCCCCTTGTATTTCTCCGACTGGTCACGGAACGCGGTCAGCAACGCTCTCGGGTCCGCGCCGTTCTGCACGGCTGTCGTGATGGCTTTCTCGGTCTTGTCATCGAGCAGCCCATTGGCTTTCGCTGGGGCCATGATGAGCGCCAACGACTGCGGATCGATCGGGCCAGTCGGAAACGCATTGAGCACGGAGTTGGAAAAGTCCGCGGCATGATCAATGCGCGCCTGCGTGAAGCCCGCCAGTGACTTGTTCATCCCGTCGAGCGCCGTGAACGTCTGCGTCTGGAGCTGAATCGGGACGTTGTGCGCCGCAAACTGCTGACGCAGTTGCGCGGGGTCGTAGGTCAACACACCGTCTTCGTTCGGCTTGAGGCCCGCGATGATCTGGTTGATGTCGGCCTGCCCCTGCACGGCCTGTTTCTGCTGATCGAGCGCGAGCTTGTTGGCTTGGTCTTCCACCGCCTGACGCTTCTGCTGCTGAATCTGCTGGGGAATCTTGGCAAACGCATCCCCGAGCGTGGCGATGGAGCGGCCCCACGTATCGGCATTGGCCTGTCGGCGTCGCGCTTCAATATCGGCCTGCGTGAGCGCCAAATTGGCCTGATCGCGGCCCCCTTGCAGGATGATGTCCGCCAGACTCGCCATTTATGCCCCTGCCACGTAGGGCGTTTGAACGCCGTAACCCGTTTGGCCTCGGTCATACAACTTGAAGAGATTGCTCAAGGTGTCCTGTCCCTGTCCGTAGAGGTCAAGTCCCGCGAGCCGGTTGCGGTCCCACGTCCCGGTCGCCACGTTGTAGTTGGTCAGGTAGTTACTCGCCGCGTTGTTGCGGTTCGTGTTGTAGACATCGGCCAGATTCGAGTAGTTCAGGCCGTAGGTCTGGTAGTCCTTCTGGAACAGGTCGTTGTAGTCCTGTGTCGCCAGCCCTTGCGCGTAGGCCGTCTCCGCTTTCGGCGTCGCGCCCGTGTTCAGCGTGCCGTTAGCCGCGGCACCGCGATCGACCGCGGCCAGTCCCTCTTTCAACCGGAACTGATGCGCGGGGTCGTTGGCAACCTGGGACGGGTCCGGTGGCGCAAACGGCGCGGGCGGTGTGAAGTCGGGATACGAGAACGGCGACGGGGCCGTAAACGGTGACGTTGCGACGCTCGCGAGGTTGCCGAATGCCCCGCCACCGTCATCGCTCAGCCCGGCTGGGTCATACCAGGAGTTGCCGCCTTCGCTGTAGGCTTTGATCTTCTGCCCGCCGATGTTGAACTCGTTATTGGACGGCGTGCCGTTGACGTTCCAGCGGTCGATGCCGAACTGGTTTTTCAGCGCCGTCGCCAGTTCCTCAAAGGCCTGCGGTGACGCCTGTGGATGCGCCTGCTGCCACTGGCGGATAAACGCGATGGCGTCAGTCGTGTTGCTCGATCCGGCCGCGCTGGCCGTCGAGCCGCCAGGCAAGATCGGATTCGGCGTGCCCTGATTCTCGGACGTGTTGACGAACGGGCCGCCCGGCCCAAACGGCACCGGCGCGTTCGGGCTCATGTTCGGAAATGCGGGCGGCGTGTAGTAGGTATCCGGGGTCGTCGCTTCTGCGCTGGAATTGGCGTAGGGGTCGCCCACGCCGTAGTCATCGCCCAGCAGTTGCGCGTCCGGTGGGCGTGACGGGTCGAGAACGATCTGGAAGCCGTTATCGGTGAAAAATCCCATGTCAGGCCACCCTCGCGCCCAGCGATACCGCACGGGCCACATCAGCGGGTGCAACCAATGCGACTTCACCCGTCGGCGCGATCATCTTCACGCCGCCCGTGCCCGTGCTGGTCGTCTGTGCCGTGGGCGCGGCCATCGTGTTGGCCGTGGCACTCGGCGGCTGATAGATGCTCGCCAACGATCCCGTCGAAGCGCCGCTAGCGGCTGGGGAGGCGCTAGCGGCCGGCATGTTGACGGTCTGATAGGTCGAAGTCGGCCGCGCTGCGGGCATCGTCGCCGCTGTGGAAAAGTTGGGCGCGGGCACGCCGAGCTTGCCCGCAATGGCCGCGAGGCTCGAATTGGACAGGTTCACGTAAGGCGCGCGCGCCTGCTGCTGCGCGGCCGTCTGCTGCCGTTCGTAAGCCTGTTCTTCCTTCTGTGCAGCGAGCGCATCGGCCGTAGCCTTGGCCTGCACATCAGCAGCGTGTGTAGCCGCGGCGGCCTGCGTCTTGGCAGACGAGTTGTTGCTATGCGCGCCGATCGCCGCGTTCGTGATTGCGGCCCCGGCGGTGATAATGGCTGGAACGGCTGGCATCAGTGCTCTCCAATCGGCAGAACGTGAACGGTCCCCGGCATGTCGGTGCCCCCAGCGGAGCGGATCATGGCGCGCACCCCGTCATTGACCGCCGCGGTAATCACAGCCTTCGCCCCAAGGCCGCGTAGATGCGCCTTCATGGCCCGCCACAGATGACGGCCGACGCTGACGCGCTGGCGATAGTCCGGGGCGATCCAAATCCCCTCCGCGTGAAACACCTGCATGAGCGCCCAGCAGCCCACGATCTGCCCTTCGGGCGTTTCTACGGCAATCACGGTGGTGCTCTCCGGCCGGCAGAACGGATACACCGTCTCCAGCTCCGTCCCGGTGAGCTTCGACCACTCATCCGCCGGTAAAATCCGCGTCGTCAGGCTCATCGCGCGTTCAGCGCCCGCACAGCAGCTATTCTACGGGTAAATGTCAAAATATTGACGCCCATTTTAGGTCGCGACGTATTCGCCTTCCACGACGATGGTCAACGACGATCCGGCACTGGCTAGCCCCGACAAGAAGTCCGTTGAGACCATCTTGAGGGCGCAGTAGTAGTCGAAGGAGCTGTTGGCCGCGACCGAGTAGCCCTTGAACAGTTCCGTGCCGCCCGTCGAGCCGCCCGTGCCGCCGACGTAGAGCGTGAACGTGACCGCTCCAGACGTCACGTTCGCGACGTGGATGTGCCGAATCACGATGTAGACAGCCGCGTTTGGCGGCGTGTAGATGTCGGCGGCCGATGACGCCAAATAACTTGGACCTGCGATACGCTTGATTGTGCCGGAAGCCATTAATGGTTCTCCTTGTTAGCTGACCAGCGCGCAACCGCTCCTGCGCTTCCAATAGCCGCGAAGTGTGCGCGCTGGGCGACAGCCAAACGCTTCAGCGTGGCTGCGATTCGATCTCGACGTTCTTGTGGCACTTGACGACCCTTATTAGCAGCGGATATCTTTGCGCGCACTTCTGCGGTTCGAGGCACGCCTACATGGGCAGCCGCGATCGCTGCCTTATGCTCAGCGGTAATAGCACGGCCAGTGCTCGCCAACGACATCCGAGCGCGGGTATCGTCAGAACGCACAGCGCCTCTCTGATGAAGCGTCGAGTGACAACCATGGTGCATCGCAGCGAGATTGCCAGGCACATTATTTGAATCGTCCTCATCTATATGGTAAACATGGAACGACGATTCAAACTCTATGTCGGCTCCGCAACCGAAACACCTGTATGGTCCTGGTCCATTGTTTGCGAAGAATACCTCGCGGTGTATTTGCCGCTTAGGCATTAGTCGTCTCGATTCGCTTGATGGTGCCAGAAGCCATGTGTTACTCCTCTACAGTTCGATGGCCGTCAAACTGACGTTCGTCAATGTGACGGTGCCGCCCGTGACGGCCGCTAAGCTGACGTCAATCCAGTAGGCTGTTGCCAACGACAAGCCCGTGACAATGGCCTGAAGCGCGATCCCGGTCTTTTGCGCGTTGACCGCAGACGTCGTTTTGTTCAGCGAGCCAACAGCCGTGCCGGTGAGCGCGGCGGCGTTCGCTGGCGCACTTCCGGTGCCGTAGCGAATCTGCGCGTTGATCCCGTCCAGCAACGTGGAATTGGCGACGTTGCCGGAAATCAGCATCAGCACGCGGCCGGTGTAGACCGGAGTGATTGAACCGGCAAGCCCCATCATCACGCCAGCCGTCGAAGTGGTGCCGGTCGGATCGGCGGGTGTCGATTGCGCGACGGCATTCTGACCATTGAGCACCGTGACGAGCCCCGCATCGTCCACCTGTGAGAGTTGCTTGCTCGCGTTGACAAACAGCTTGGTCTTGCCACTCGCTGGCGTGGCTGGTGTTGCGCCGCTGGTGAGTAAGAGTTCTGATGAAGCCATTTATGGGAGTCCGTAGAGACTGAAAATGGAACCGTTGACGAATGTGCTAGAGCCCAGCGTGAATCTCAATTTCGTGATGGCCGCAGATGACTTCCATAGGCCGCCCATCACTTCTGTTCCCATAATCTGAACGGCTCGACCATAGCGGAATGCGGTTCCGACATGCATTTTGGGACCGATCGGCGTGGAGTATCCTGGGAACTTGATAGTTGTCGCTCCAGCGCCGTTGGAATTGACACTCGTGCCGCAGGCATAGCCAGCGACGTTTCCATTCGCGGTCGAGACGATGTTGCTGGCCGCGGCCACGCCTTCATAGCCTCCGATGACCTGTGTGCCGCTGTAATTGGCTCCAGAATCATCATTGAACTGCACGTAGAATCCGATGTCGCCAACGCTTGCATTGACACGCGCATAGACTTCCACAGCTAGATGCGTGAAGGTCTGCGGAATATTTGTGAACTCGACAATCGCCGTATTGTTTGCCGTTCTAACCGTGGAGATGAGTCGCACCACGGTTGGAGCATCGACGGTGCCTGTAATTTCGATCCGTGCGCCGCCTTCAATTTCTAGAATGACGCCAGCCGCAATCTCCAGCGATTCCGGAATCACCCACCCATTGTTCGTCGTGACCGTCGTATTCGCGGTGACGACGATAGGCACGGCCGTGGCGCCCGATCCGGCCGGTGTTGAATACACGCCATTGCCGTTCAGAAACCGACTGGAGTCACCAGGGAGCACCGGAGCGAGCCCTGGTTGGCTAGACGTGACAACCAGCGGCGTGTTGATCCCTTGAGTGAACGCCGAGTCGCCGTCTTCGCCATCGAGCCCTGGAGGCCCTGGTCGTCCAGCCGCGCCAGGCGCCCCTGTCGCGCCTGCGGGGCCAGCCGGCCCCATTGCGCCCGGCCACCCATCAAGGCCATCGTCGCCATCGACGCCCGGAACGCCGATGCCCGCTGGGCCAGCCGGGCCTTGCGCCCCAGCTGAACCAGACGGCCCAGGTGGCCCAGGAATCGGCCAACTATCAGCGTCTTCGCCGGCAGGGCCTGGTGGCCCGATCTGGCCGCTGGTGCCGGCTCCGATCGCGGCTGACGCCAGCAGGCCCGTGTCATCGATCACGACCGCATAGGTTTGTGCGGCCGGGGCCGCAATCGCCGAGAGCGTGGTGTCGCCGGTGACATCGAGGTCGCCGTAAATGGCAACCGTGCCGTCGTCGATGAGCGTGTGCGGACTGCCATCGAGACCAAAGCCCACCGCGAGACTGGCATTCACGGTCATCGCTTGGCCGTGCGCTTCGGCATAGCGGCCCGTCACCGCATTGCCGCTACCAGCAATAAGATTGTCGGAGCCGTCAACCGTGTGCGCGTCGCCCGTCAGCAGGTTCCGGCTGGACGTGGATGTCGCGGGCTCGGCGGTGTAGTGCGGCACGACCTCCACGGTGGCTGAGGCCGTGGACCCGCGCGCCCGCACCGCGAAGCGCGTGCCCGTCTCAAAGACGGAAGGGACCGGAAACACGTCATGCATCACGGCCCCGCCGCTGTCATTCGCCCCTGACGCCATGCGCAGCGACGTAAACGCGACTTCACTCCCAGCGGCCCCGACGCCGAAATC